CCCCGCCCATGGCCAGGGACAGGCCCATGCTGGCCGCGACGGTCCAGCCAGTAGAGGCACCGGAGCCGAGCAGGCCTGAGGCAGTACTGCCAGTAGCGGCCATGCCACCAGTGAAGTAGGAGGCCGCCACCACCAGGGCCACGCCGATGATGGTCTGCAACCCACCCGAGCGCTTGCTGCCGATCAGCAGCGGAGCGATGCGGATGTCACTGCTGCCGCTGGGGGCATGCAGGCGGTCCTGGCCGATGTTGTCGCGTCCCAGAAACAGCGAGTAGGTCAATCCGCGATCCTTGGACTCCATCAAGAAGGCCTCGAACCCCGGGACCAGCACGCACAAGGCGCGGATCGCCTCCGAGGCGCTGCCCACGGCCAACCGATGCACCCGGCCGAAGCGGGCTCCCAGGGATCCGTACAAACGCACGACCCGGACTTTTTGCTGATTCATCACATGACTCCCAGGAAGAAAGATTCCCGGTTGGCAGCCGGGAAAGGCGGCGGCCTCAAGCCGGCGCCATGAGCTGGCGATGACGCCAGATGCTGACCGTGACCTCGTCCCAGTAGCCGCCATAGGTGTCGCGCTTGCTGTCGCGGCCATAGAGGTGGTGCAGGATGGAGCCAGGCGCCGGATAGTGCGCAGGCTCGCTCTTGAGCACGCCATCGGCCAGGTAGATTGCCGCGTGGTTGGGCACCGGCGAGCGGATCTGCATCAGCACCACATCGCCCTGGCGCAGGTCCCCTACCCGCTCGAACCCGGCCTCGGGCAAATGCTCCAGGTAGAGGTTGCCGCCCTTGTCCCACCAGCCGTCCTCGCGCGAATAGTCGCCCAGCTCGATGCCCAGCTCACGCCGGTAGTAGTCGAGGAGGACGCTCAGGCAGTCGTGCACGCCATGGGCGAAGGCCCGGCCAATCAACGGTGCCTGGTAGCCGCTGGGCGCCAGCTGGGCCCATTGACCAACGCGCGGCTGGCAGGCGGCGTCCGCCAGCACCTGGACGATGTGCCAGGGCAGCCCGGACGCCTCGCAGGCCACTCGATCCGCCTCGCTGGGCGTGGCCGGGTAATCCGGATGGCTGTGGATCACCGCCAGCACCTCGCCGCGCTCCTCCGCTGCCGCGTAGTCCTCGGGGGCCAGGCGAAAGTGCTCGCTGGGGGTCGCGGCGGTATTGCGGCACGGCACATAGACCCGCCGCCGTCCTTCGCGAATCAGCAACCCGCAGCATTCGCGCGGGTACTCGGCCAGGGCGTGGCGCTCGATGGCCGCAAGGTTGGCCTTGTTCATGTTCAACTCCGTAGCAGGCCCGCCGCAGGAAACGAGCCGTAGGGCAGCGGGTTGTTCTCGCCGAAGCGCAGCTTGCAGCTGCTCAGGCGTCCGCCGCATTTATCCTTGGCCGCATCAGTGACGATCACGTCGTTGACGTCCGCCACCGGGCCACCGTTGTAGCCGCAGTAAGGGCCGCGATAACCGCCGCAGCTGAGCCACCAGCAGACGTTGGCGACGATCTGCCGCCGCGGCAGCTGCACACCGTTGAAGTCCAGGGCGCTGGACAACTCGAACTTCACCACCTCGTTGTCTTCGGCGACCTTGCGCTCGACGTACCAGATGTCCGGCGCCAGTTCCTCCTCGGGGTCGGCTTCGGGCTGGCCGTCCAGGTACTTGCCCAGGGTCCGGTGGCGAATCAGCCGGGCCCCCACCAGGTCCTCGAAATACAGCACCAGGGCGGTAATGAAACCATCGACGTTGCCCACCGACAGGGTCGGGGTCGGCTGTGAGCCCTTGCCGGTCATTTCGAAACCCTCGGCCTGGATCGGCCAGGGGGAGTACTCGAGCCCCTGCCAGAAGATCGACGACTGCTGGGGGTAACCGTGAAAGCGATAGAGTTCGGCGCCAAGGCTGGTGGCGTCGAGCTCGAAAAGCTCCACCCACGCGCCAGGCTCCAGGGTCTGGATATCAGCCGTGATCGGCATGGTGTTTCCTCAAGAAAAAAGAAACCCGCTCGCTGGCGGGTGGGATGGGCGGTGGCTGCGCCTAGATCAGGTGGCGCGCCTGGGCACGCTGCTCAGCGATATCAGCCGGGACGTCCTTGCCGGTTTCCAGCTTGCGTACCACCAGCCAGTCGGTCTGGCGCAGGTCATTTTCTAGCTCTGTGTCGTTGGGCTGGGCGCCCGCCTTGATGGTTCTGAGAGTCATGGATGGAAGGCCTGTTCAAAGGTGGCGCTGAGGGTGTACATCCCTGCGCCCAACGGCGAGGGCTGGTAGGTCTTGCAGCGGTACAGTCCCTGTTCTCCCAGGGGTGGGGTCCAGTAGAACGGCGCCGCGCCGCGATGGGCGTCGATGAAGGCGATGATCGGCTTGATCCGGCTTTCGTCGCCGACGAAGGTCAGCGGCCAGGACTGGGTCTTGTTGTTGATCCCGTCCTGGACCACCTGCTGGTAGCCGTCGCCGAAGCGGGCCGACTTGAGGCGAAATTCAACGGTGCCCACGGGTTCCACCTTGGGCACCCAGGCGAAGGTTTCGATGGTCATGCTTTTCTCCGGGCGTGAGCCGTCTCGGCCGCTGGGTACGGGCGATCTGTTCGGCAGCGCCCTGTCGGGCGGCGCTGGCATAGGCGTTGGCGAGGTTCTGCGGATTGGCGCCGGCGCCCTGGCCGGCACCCTGGCCTTCGCCGACGTTGATGGTCTGCTGGATCACCACCTGCTGGTTGCTGGTGTTGCCGGCCGGAGCGCCACCCAGCGCCACCACGCCCAGGGAACCATCGGCGCCCCGGCTCAGGGGCATGATCGCCTCGGGCCCGGCTTCGCCGAACAAGGCCATGGGCGCCAGGGTCGGAGCGCTGGCCACGGTGTTGCTGAAGACGCCGCCCTTGGCATGAGCGAATACCGGCATCTGCATGGTTGAAGTATTGATCTGTGGGTCGAAGACAGTGGTGGCACCACCCACCTTGAACTGCTGGGCAGCAGGAGCCGCAGTAGCAGCGCCCGGCCACAGGCTCATCAGGGCCGAGCCGGCCATGCTGAACAGCGAGCTCAATGCCCTCGACGCGGCGGTCTTGGCCGCCAGCATCGCCATGTCCTTGAGTACCGAACTGGCGAAGTCGGAAAAGGAAAACTTGCCGGTGGTGGCGAACTGCACGATACCCGCGCCCATCTTGTCGAAGGCGTTGGCGAACACTGCCTTCGACTGGGCTGCGGTGTTGTCGGAGGCGTTCATGTAGTCGTCGAAGGCCTCCGAGGCGCCGTTCTTCCAGTCCTGCATCGCGTCCGTCATCTGCTGGTAGTTGCTCTGGATCTGCAGTGCGGTTTCGCTGTGCTTGGTCTTGAGCTCTTCGAGCCTGGTCGCGTACTCGTCACCCTGCTCGCCGCCCTTGCCGTAGGCATCGCCGGTGGGGAACTTGATCCCGGCCTGGTCGGCATAGGTTGCCGGCGCCTGGGTCGCCCCTTGGGGAAACTGGGCGTCCAGGGCCTTGCGGGCCTGGGCGTACTTCAGGTCGTTGTCGCTCAGAAGCTTGGCCCGCTCCTTTTGCCGCGCGCCCATGCCCACCTGGGCTGCCGCCAGCGCGCCGTCGCTGCGCAACTTGTCGAACTCATCGGAATACGCCGCGAGTTTTTTCCCCGATTTTTCCAGGGTCTGCGCGTAGTCGGTTTCAGCGCTTTTGTTCTGCTTGAGCAACGCCGCCAGGCGGCCCTGTTTCTTGATGTACTGGTCGACCGCTGCGGCGGCCGGGTCATAGGCCTTGCGCATGCCGTCAAAGGCACTGGAGCTGGCGTCCAGCGCCGAGGTGGACGCCAGGGTCATGGCCTCGGCGGCTTTCTTGCCGGCCTCTTCGATGCGCCGCTGCATGTTGCGCATGGCTTGGTCGGTGATGCGCTGGGCCTTGTCCAGGGCCCGTTCCAGGCCGCTCAGGTCCAGCCCTTGGGAAGCTGTTGCCATGGGGTTCTCCGGGTCATGAAAAACCCGTCGAAACGGGTTCGGGAAAGTGGCCTGGGATCAGCGCCACTGGTTCATTGCGCGTTCGAGCGACAGGCCCAAACGTTGTTCATGGGGCATGAAGTCCAGCAACTCCGCCACGCCCCCGCCCAGCCGGTGGGTCTGCAGCGCCACCAGGGCGCTGCCCGCCTCCAGCCGCCTACCGGTATGCAAGGAGCCATATCGGTCGATATAGCGCCCCCATGCCAGGGCTTCCTGGTAGGTCATGCGTTCCTTGGCTTCGGCAATGGTCCGGCCGCCGACTCCGTTCAGCACCAGTTCGTGCCAGAACTCATCGGCGGCCGTCAGTTTTTTGCCGCACCGCCGGTGCCGTTGACCTCATTGACAGCGTTGAGGATCAGGAACCCCAGGGTCGGCTCCAGGCCGTAGGCATCCTCGTAGCTCAGGGCCTCGCCACCATCGGCGCCCAGCGCCACCGAAGCGGCGATGTAGCGGGCGTTGCGGCTCTGCTCGTTGTCGTTGTCGGCGAACAGCCGCTCGATGACCCCGAAGGACTGGCGGCGGATGTGCAGGGTGAAGGTGTCGGTCACCTCCTTGCCGCTCTTGCTGTCCTGGTGAGTCCAGCTCACCTGCTTCTTCACGGGCAGGGCATCGACGATGCCGCCCTTGGCTTTGAGTTGTTTGAGGTTCATGGCGATGCTCAGGCCTTCTTGATCCAGGTGGAGCCACCGGTGCGCTGGATGGTGACGGTGGTGGTGACCACGGCGTTGAGGGCGAAGTTGAACGGGAAGTCCGAAACGTAGCCGTCGAAGGCGAACCAGGTGCGGGTGGCCGGCAGCTCGAAGTTGTCGCCCTTGGCATTGACGGTCGGAGCCACATCCTTGCCGTCGGACCAGCCCACCACCCACTTGATGCTGGTGTCGCCGTTGGCTTCGGACAGCTGGTGCAGGCGCACATGGCTGGCATTGGACGGGTCGGCGTTCAGGCCCAGGCTGGCGGTGCCGGGGGTGCGCAGGCCTTTCTTGTAGCTGCGTTCCTGGGCGTTGAGGCTGGTGTCCTCGATCTGCTCGGCAGGCGCGCCGCCCGGCTCGAAGGAGG